CCCATCCACCGTCACTGACGGTGGATGGGCCTATACAGGCGGCCCCGGAGAACGCGGCCTATATCGTACTCAATAATCGCATTTCCACATTGGCGACGGGGTATTACGGGCGCGTTGGGGCTTATCCTGTCACCCGTCTGGATGCGCTCGAGACGAAAGACGCTGAATTGATGCAGGATAAAATCGGTGTACGTACCGGCGGATATACCACTATTGCATCTGGCACAGATTTAGATACTCTGACCAGAGGGGAATATCGTATTACAACCGATGCGATAGCGCAATCGTGCTACCATGTCCCCGTCGGCAGAGCAGGTAAGTTGACTATGATGGACCTGTCGCAGGTTGGGCGAGAGATACAGATATACATACCATCCAACGGGGCAAACATTTTTTATCGTTTTCAGACCAACGCGGGGTGGCAGGCGTGGAATCCGATTGATCCCGGCGAAGCATTGATACGAAATAGTTTTGCCATGAGCCTGCGCAATACTCGCCTGCAAATGCCATGGGCGCTGGCGTTTGCCAATGCATCGACGTTCAACGCCCTGAAAAACTACCTTGGCAATACGCAAAACATTCATCCGAAGGTACTCTATATTCCAGACAAATTCGGCGGACACGCCTATTGGATGGCCTATACGCCCTACCCGAATACATTGAGCATTTATGAAAATCCGTGCATTGCTTATTCGGACGATGGCCTTGAATGGACAAATATACCCGGCAACCCGATTGACGATCCGCGCGGCAATGGCTATGATTCGGACACCCATTTGGTATACCGCAGCGATACCAGCGTGCTGGAATGCTGGTACAGGTGGTACTACAGCGACAGCGCGAATGACACGACCACAGAGATCATCTATAGGCAGACCTCCACAGATGGCGTAACGTGGACGGAAAAAGAAGCTGTACAGCAAAATACGCACAGCGGAAGCGGCAGCGTACTCTTGTCCCCGGCCATTGAATGGGATGGCACACAGTATCAAATCTGGTGCGTCACATCCAGCGGGACGATTAAACACTACACAGCGGATGCGGCAACAGCTTCTAACTGGACGTTTGTGCGGGATATAACAATCACGATCAACGATGATGGAATAACGGTTAAGCCGTGGCACATTGATGTCATTCGGGACGGCGGGCAATACATTATACTTATGATTTGCCGCAACAGCAAAAGCACCACGGGTAACACCAGCAATCTATTCATCGCCGTGTCTGACGATAATATATCCTATGGGACGCCGACCAAGGTTGTGGACGGCAAATATGGCGTTTGGGACAGGTGGCTGTATCGTGCCAGCATAGTAAAAATCGGCGCCAAATATCGCATGTATTACAGCGCATGTACGGGAGATGGCATCAGCACGACTGCCGGTCGATGGGGAATGGGCATTACTGAGGCCGATAACGGGTTTGAATTTGTCGGATATTGATGGGGGTGAAATCCAATGACGGCAGCAGACAAGTTGATCGCAGTAGCCGAGGTGGAAATTGGCTATCTTGAGAAAAAGTCCAACAAGGATTTGGACAGTAAGACCGGCAACGCTGGGAGTGCGAATTATACGAAGTATAACCGCGATCTTCGCGCGTGGGCGAAGGTCGGCAGTCTGAACGCGCAATGGTGTCAGGCGTTTGTGGACTGGTGTTTCATCAAGGCTTTTGGCGTTGATGACGCGAAGAAATTGATCTACGTGTTCACCAACTACACACCCACGGGTTCGAACGCCTTTAAGAAGCACGATAGATACATCAAACGCGGGCAGGGCAAGCCCAAGCGCGGCGACGTGATCTACTTTTACAGCAAATCCAAGAGGCGCATTGGGCATGTGGGCATCGTGTACAAGGTGAGCGGCAACACGGTGTACACCATCGAGGGCAACACCTCCGGCGCGTCCAGTCTCGTGACGAACGGCGGCGGTGTGAAGAAAAAGTCCTATTCGATGTTCAGCGCGTATATCGACGGCTACGGCAGCGTCGATTATGCGGCACTCGGCACGGCGGGCGATGAGGGCATCGCCCCTACGGACGCGCTTAAAAACGGCGACGAGGGCGCGAAGGTCAAGGAGATGCAGGAAGGACTGATCCGGCTGGGCTTCGATTGCGGGCGCTGGGGTGCCGACGGCGACTTCGGCGACTGTACCGAGCTGGCGCTCAGGGATTTCCAGACGCGCTTCGGCCTTCCCGTGACCGGCACCTTCGGCAAAGAAGACCGCGCCATGATGGACAAGGCCCTTCAGGCGCTGGACAAGCCCGCCGAGGAGCCCGGATACGTGTACATCACCGGCGGGAACTGCTACGTGCGCCTTGGCCCGGGCGTGGAGTATGAGGCCATCGGCGTGGCCTACGAGGGCGCGAAGTGGCCTTACACCGGCATCATGTACGAGAATGGGTGGCCGAAGATCGACTGGAAGGGCAAGGAAGGATGGGTCAGCCCGAAGTATGGGCGGCTGGTGGAGTAGCGCGGATGCGCCAGGGAAAAGGGAAAAGGGAAAAGGAATGGCGGCGCGGGTGACGGGGGCACGGGCGATGAGGGCATCGCCCCTACGGGCGCGGCCGCGCGCTGCGCGAGGGAACAGGCAACAGGCAACGGTTGAATGGCCGCGCGGGCGATGAGGGCATCGCCCCTACGGGTGGCGCGGCAGCCGGGCCGCCCGTAGGGGAGAAGGCTTTTGGGAATTGAAAATGAATGCGGGGGAAAGAAATGGAGAAGGCATTGGAAAACCTGCTGCGCGTGGGCGCGGCGACGGTGGGCACCATCGTGGGACTGTACGGCGGATGGAATGAGGCTATGACCGTGCTGGTGGTCATGATGGTGGTGGACTACATCATGGGGTGCGCGTGCGCGCTGATGGGCAAGAGCCCCAAGACGGAGACCGGGCATTTCTGGTCGAAGGTCGCGGCGGTGGGGATCCTGAAGAAGGGCGTCATCATGCTGGTGGTGCTGGTGGCCATCCAGCTGGACAAGGCCTTGAGCCTGGGCGGCGGGATGGCGCCCACCGGCGTGATGTTCCAGAGTGCGGCCACGTTTTTCTACATCGCCAATGAGGGCATGAGCATTCTCGAGAACGCCGCGCTGATCGGCGTGCCGGTGCCGAAGCGGATTAAAAAGATGCTGGAAGTGATGCGGGAGGAAAATGATGATGATGGAAATGACGATCGGTGACGAGCTGGCGGAATGGAGAATGGAAGGGGACACCTCATCCGGCGCTTCGGGCCGCCTGCCTCAAAGGGGAACTTTTGGGAGCGCGGGCGATGAGGGCATCGCCCCTACGGGCGGCGCTCGATCCCCCAAAGGGGAGGCCACGACCCCTCAGGCCCTGCGGGCCAGCGACGGGGGCCTGCCGGCCCGTTCTTCGCTGGAAACAGCGCACTGTGCTGTTTCCCGAGCGCTCGAACCCCATTACGCAGGGGAGCTTTTTGGGGGCGCGGGCGATGAGGGCATCGCCCCTACGGGCGGCGCGGCAACGGGTTTTATCAATTCCCAATTCCCGGAAGGGTCGAAGGTGATCCGGCGGGCCGTGCTGCACTTCGGGCCCAGGCGGCAGATGGTGAAGGCCATGGAGGAGCTCGGGGAGCTTATGCAGGCCATCGCCAGGTACGTCGGCGCGAAGGACGAGGGTGGCGCCGGCGGATTTGAGATGGAGTCGGTCGCTGAGGAGATCGCCGACGTCGAGATCATGCTTCAGCAGGTCAGGATTATCTGCGACATCGCGCCGGAGCTCGAGGGGATCTGGCGGGACAGGAAGCTGCGGAGGCTGATGGGGAGGATGGACAAGCATGGGTGATATCCTGAAGCCGGGGCTGTGGAACATGGACTGCATGGAGGGCATGGCCGGGTTCGGGGACGGCTTCTTCGACCTGGCCATTGTCGATCCGCCGTATGGAGGTGGCGGCGCGCGCGACGTCGATAATTTTAAGCCCGTGTTAAGCGGGGGGGGGTGCGACTGGGCATCCAAGCCCCGCGGGCGCTTCGGGGGGTGGTTTGACCGCTACCATATCGGCGGCGCGGACGGGCGGGACGTGGGCGGCGAAATACCGCCCTCGATCGACGGCGGCGCGGACATCCGGCATTGGGACTTCGCGCCGCCGCGGGAATACTTCGACGAGCTGGCCAGGGTGAGCAAGGCGCAGATCATATGGGGCGGGAATTACTTCGACCTGCCGCCGACGCGGTGCTTTGTCGTGTGGGACAAGCAGCAGAGCGAGCAATTCAGCATGGCCATGTGCGAATACGCCTGGACATCGTTCAATCAAAACGCCAAGCTGTTCAGATGTGCGCCACAGGGCACGGCTGCGGAAAAGCGGATTCATCCGACGCAGAAGCCGGTGAAGCTGTACACCTGGCTTTTGAAGATGTACGCGAAGCCTGGCATGAAGATCCTGGACACGCACGCCGGCAGCGCGTCGAGCCTGGTGGCCTGCCATCGGGCCGGGCTGGAGGCGTGGGGCTTCGAGATCGATCCCGTGTATTACAAATTGGCCAGCGAACGCCTGGCGCGCGAATGCGCTCAGGTGGGACTGGCGGACTTCGGGATGTAGGCGGCGCTGTGGGCGCAAGCGCAGGGCGAAGCCCAAGACGCAGGCGTTCGCGCAGCGCTGGCCAATGGCCAGGATTCCTATTACCCGCCGGAAGGCGAGGGGATGGGGCGGAATTATCTATATTAATCTATAATAATCAAGACGAATCAATAATCATGCGCGGGGCTTCGGCTCCGCGCGGTTTTTTTGTTTTTGGGGAGAATTGTTGAATAAAGCAATTTGCTTTATTTTTTCATCAAAATGGGTTGACAAATTAAGCTAATTGCTTTATAATAGTATCATCAACCGAGAGGAGAGACGACAATGAAGCTGAACAGGAGCATGATCGAGGAGATCCGGAGGATCATCGACGAACAGGACATCGACTTCGATTACGGCTTTGTCGGGGTTCGCGTGCAGGAGCAGCCCTTTGAGCTGGGCAGCATCGACCACCTCTCCCACATCTGGGTGGATGGCGACGACACCGAGGAGGAGCTGGACGGCATCTGCGCGATCCACGCCAACGCCCTGGAGGCCGCCTGCGAATACTACGGCGAGCATGTGGCCATCATCGCCGGCAACGACGCCGCCTACGGCGAGGACGCGGGCGAGATCATCATCCGGGACGCCGTGGTGGCGGCCATCATCTGCTGACAAGGAGGACAATGACATGACGAACTTTGAGATCGCGGCCCGCTTTGCGGGCCTGAACGGCAGGGAGCTGGCGGAGCGGCTGGGCGTCTCCACGGCGTACATCAGCCAGCTGATGACGGGCAGGCGGAGCCTGGGGCCGAACAACGTGCAGCTGCTGGCCAAGACGCTCGATGTGGACGCGGCGTGGCTGCTGGGCGTGGCGCAGCGGCTGCCGGTGGTGGATCCGGATGCCGGGGCGGTGTACAGCTGCGGGATCGTGCGCACGGAGATCCTGGAGGGCTACGGCGCGCTGTATCACGTGTACCTGGATGAGACCGGGGACGTGGTGCCGGTGATACTGTCCGGCGGGATCCAGCTGACGCCGCGGGACTGGCAGACGCTGATGGTGCGCCGGAGGGCGGACATCGGCGGCGAGCGCTGGCGGGACGCGCGCGGGGCCGAAGCCGTGATGCTGGACGGGCTGCCGCGGGTGATCGCGTGAGGCGGGTGGATCTGGCGGGGCGGCGCTTCGGGGCGCTGGTGGCGCTGCGGCCGGCGGTGGGCGACGAGCGCCGGAACGGCCGGCCGAGCTGGGTGTGCAAGTGCGACTGCGGCAGGGAGTGCGTCCAGCCGGGCGACAATTTGCGGCGGGGGCTGGTGAGCTCCTGCGGCTGCCGGGCCGGCGTGGGCGCCAAGCTGCGCGGCAAGGGGCATCCGAACAAGCGCGCGGACTACGCCGGGCAGCGGTACGGCGAGCTGGTGGGCGTTGAGTGGGTCGGGCGCGGGACGTGGCTGTGGGAATGCAGCTGTGGGCGGCGCGTTGCGATCCGCGCGAGCAGCGTGGTGAGCGGGCAGGTCGTCAGCTGCGGGCACGTGCTGGCGGAGAGCGCCAGGCGCAGGGTCGTGGACGATGACGTGCTGGGGCACGTGGACGGCACCAGCCTGAGCGTGATCCGCGGGGTGATGCGCGGGAAGGTGCGGTCATCCAACACCAGCGGTGTTACCGGCGTGCGGGTGCGCAGGCGAGCGGACGGGTCCGCGCGGTATGAGGCCAGCATTACCTTCCAGGGGCGGACGCGCTGCCTGGGCAGCTACGACAGCCTGGAGGCGGCCGCTGAGGCCCGCAGGAGGGCCGTGGAGGCGGTTTTCGGCGAGGCCCTGGAACGGCATGGATGGGACGAGTGAGGCGGCAGGGATGCCGCCTCACTTTGCGTGTGGAGCTCTCGCAGGCGCTGCGGGAAGCGGAGGCCAGGCGGTGCAGAGCGTCCGCGAAGCGGACTGAGGGCGAAAGCGCAGGGCGAAGCCCAAGACGCGCCCGTTCGCGCAGCGCTGGCCAATGGCCAGGATTCCCGCGACCTCGACTGTCCGTCAGGCTGCGGGGCGAGGTGGCCAGGCGAAATGGCCAGAAGTGGAGCTCGCGGAACGCTGGCCATGAGGCTGGGCGGGGGAGTACCGGCGACAGCCGGAGGATCGATCCCGTGGGGATCGGCGCGGATTATGTGGGGTGCGGGCAACGCGGTTTGTGTAAAGCGGTCAATTTTTGCCGAAATGGAAACGAGTGACGCAGCAGTATGATGACGAGGGCGACGAAGGCGGTGGCGGCGGGGAAGGGGGTACCCGCCCTGTCAATCAAATGAAAGGCTGGGGGTACGAACACCGGCGGGGGACTGTCCTTTACACCGCGGGGACCTGAGATTCGAGGCAGGGCTTATAGCATATAACAAACTCTAACAAAATAAAATATGTTATGTTATGTTAGAATATGCGTGCATATATAGAAGGGAAAATGTGCATAACATACCTAACACGTCTAACACGGCATTTTGAGATTATTCGTTTTTTACCCGAAAACAGCTTCAAAAAGTGGGGACACCCTGGGGACAGCTGTCCCCAACATTCATATGTAAATGGCACCCAGATATGCACCCGAGGGCCGAATGAGCACAAATATATGTGCAAATATTACAAAAAGACAAATAAAAAGCGGTGCAATTCTTGAAGAAAAACACCGCTTTGGTCGAGGTGACAGGATTTGAACCTGCGACCTTTTGGTCCCGAAGCGCCATTTTGACGCATGTTCACGCCCTGCATATCTGCGTCAATCCTTGCAAATCCTTTATAAACCCTTGCATATCGTGAAATATCTATTGATTTCCGCTTTTATGTTGGTGTCCCCTGGGGCGAATCTGTCCCCGGATTACTGTCCCCAGCGGCATCCATCAGCTGCTGCATGACCCTGGCGGATTCCTTGTCGCGCCTCCGTATGGCGTGGGCGTAGATCCGCAGCGTGGTGCTGGCGTCCTCATGGCCGAGCCGGCTGGCCACGGCCACGGCGTCGATGTTGTTGGCGAACAGCAGCGTGGCGTGGGTATGCCTGAGCGCGTGGAAGGTGATCCCCTCGAAGCCGTGCCGGTCCGCAAACTTGCGGAACCACTTGGAGGGCGTGTCGTGGTGCACCGGCGTACCGTCCCAGTTACAGGCGATCCGCCCGCACCCGCGCCACCGGTCGCCCAGGATCCGCGCCGCGTCCTCGTGGTATTTGCGCGTCTCCTCCAGCAGGGCCATCATGCCCGCGGGCAGATCGATCAGCCGGATCCCGGCGTCCGTCTTGGGTGCTTCGACATAGTTGCCCTTCTCCGGCGTGTATTTCAGCGCGCGCTGGATGTCGATGCAGCACTCGTCCCACCGCACGTCATCCAGCCGGAGCGCGCCGACCTCGCTCAGCCTCAGTCCGCACAGCAGGGCCAGCAGCACCGCGCAGCGAAACGGCAGCGATTCCTCCTCCGCCAGGCATCGCAGCAGCTGCACCGCCTGGCGGTCGTCCAGGTACTTGATGCGCTTTTTCGCGACCTTCGGCCGGTCCACGCGCTCGAGCGGGTTGACGTCGAGGTATTTCCACTGCACGGCTTTGCCCAGCATGTAGTCCAGGCAATCGTAATAGTGCCGCACGGTGCGGTCGGACAGCTGCCGCGGCGGTGGGGCAGGGCGCTCGCGGTCGGCCTTGCGCTTCCGGAGCTCCGGGGGCTTCGCCGTGGTGCGCACGGTGTCCGCCCGCACGCTGTTGATAAACCCGGTCAGCTGGATCGGTGTCAGCTCGTCCAGCATCGTGTCGCCCAGGGCGGGCAGGATCCGGCAGTCCAGGAAGTGCCGGTAGTTTTTCTTCGTGGTCGGCTTGCAGCTGGGCTCCACGTGTTCGCGCATCCAGATCTCCGCGAACTCGCGCACCGTCACCCGCTGCGGCCGCGTTGGCGCCGGGCCGTCGTCCGGCGTCACCCTGCCTTCTGCTACGTCCACCGTCAGCTGCGCCCCGGCCAGTATCGCGCGGGCGCGCTGCTGGGCCTCTGACATCCCCTCCGGGAATACCAGCGTGCGCCGGATCCACGCCCGGCCCTGGCTGGCCGGCAGCCGCACGCCGATCCGCCAGTGGTTTTTTGATCGCTTCTCAACCGTCGCCATATCATCACCTCAGGGAAAAGTGTGGGCGTGTGTGAAAAATCGGTGTTAGAATGTTAGAAAAATATCCCTACCTATTGATGCCGCCTAACAATGCACTGTTAGACGGCATGTGATAGATGTTATAATGTTTGTTATGTGGGCTGGTCAAAGTACAGCGTCGCCTGCGCTCCGTAGGATTTATCCTCCATGTCATCATCCGGCCCGCCATACACTTCGACGTCGACATCGAACACGTTATCATACACGCGCTGGACCCGATCAACCATCGCCGCGGGAACCATGCCGATCTCCTTTTCGGTCATCTCATCGTCCCACAGCTTAGCAACGATTGTATAAGCCAGGTTGCCCTCGTACTCGGTGGGCTCCAGCCCGAAGGTGCACATCCCGTAGGGGGAGTCATCGTCGGCGGTGGCGATTTTCCGGAGCGTGGTCTGGCGGCCCTTGAAGGTCACGCCCGCGATCCGGAAACTGATCACGCCGGCCCTTTCCCGGCGGGCGCGTTCACGATCCAGGCGATCAAACACGCTTTCGGTGCTGGTAGGCGCTGTCTGGATCGGAGTTGGAGCGGCTGCCGGCTGCTGCGGCCTCGCAGCGGGATTGGGCTTTGCCTTGCCCTTGCCGAAGATCTGCTTGCCGCCCAGCACGATCAGAGCGGCACCGGCGAGAAACAGCACAATATATGCGCTGCTCTTTTCAGCGTGTGCGCCGACACCGGCGAGCAGCAGAATAGCACCTACTACACAAAGCGCAATACCAAGCAGTTTACGGACCATAGTGATTCTCCTCCTTGATTGTTGATGATAATATGCTATAATGCAGATGACGCGCGGACATCATTGCGGGGACGCCCTTGCGGAGAGAGGGAAGGTATGTTACATAGTTGCCAGATCGTTGTATTCAGGAGCTCGGACAAGCCCGGCGCGTATGACCTGGTTATTCTGATCGATCACCGCTGGGTGTGCTGCGTTTGTCGAGGGCTTGATCTACAATCTGTTCAATCAGTGCGGAAAGCTGTTTTACATCTCTGGGCATATCCTGATTAATGGGATCGCCTGACAGCGCCGCTGCGGCGATTTCCTTTGCCCGTTCCAGTTCTTCCTGGGACGGGTCTTTTTTTGTGTCCATATAAATGTTTGGTATTTCAGTCCTACCCAGAAGATAGTCGGTCGATACACCCAACGCATCGGCTAATACGCAAAGCGTGTCAAACGAGGGGCTTCTTTCGCCTGCTTCCCAGGCTGCCACGGTGCGCTGCGATTTTCCAACAATCTCGCCAAATTTTTCCTGTGATAGCTTCAGGGCCTTGCGGCTTTGTGCTATGCGCTCAGATAGATCCATGGTACCCCTCCTTTCATGTACATAATAGCACAATTAGTTCATAATTAAAATGAACAATTAGTGCTATTTTGCTATTGACGAATTACACATTAAGTGCTAAAATTGATGTCACATCAGTGCTAGGAGGTACAGACAGTGCTAAACTCTATGACAGACGCGCGAAAGCGGAAGAAGCTCACCCAGGCAGAGCTGGGGCAGCTCGTCGGCGTAACGCAGAGGGCAATCGCAGCTTATGAGGCCGGAGAGCGTCGACCGTCGCCGAAGGTGCTGAGCCGCCTCATCGATGCACTGGACATGTCGCTGTATGAGGCGTGGACTTTGTTTTATGCCGATGACGCGCCGGGGGGCGTGGATGGTGACGAGCCATGAAAATGCGCACCTTGAACGAGGCCGCCGAGGAGCTGGGCCTGAAGCGGCACCTGCTGCGGAAGGGCATTACCGACGGCCGCTATCCATCCATGGTGTGGGGGAACCGGCGGCTGGTGGACGTGGACCAGCTGCGCCCGATCGTCGAAGCTGAGCGCCGGGCCGCCGAGGCCCACGAGGGCCTAATCGGGTTGCGGGAATGCGCCGGGCTGGTCGGGCTGACGCCCGACACGCTCAGGCGGATGACGAAGGCGGGATATGTGCCCTTCGAGAAATCCGGGCCGTATTACCGGTATCACCTGGCGGACGTGGAGGCCGCGCTCCGCGAGCACATGAAACAATGAGAGGGGGCCGCGATGTGGCCGAGCATAAATATATCGGGCTCCAGGGATTTGTGGACGCCATGGGCGGCGCGAAGGGACGGCGCGGCGATGACATACTGTGCACCTGCCCGGCGCATGACGACAAAAAGCCGAGCCTGTACGTCCGCGAGGGCGATAAGGGCATCGTCTGTCACTGCATGGTGGGCTGCACCACCGAGCAGATCTGCGCGGCCCGGGGCGTGGACATGGCGGACCTGTTCAGGGATCCGCCCGAGCGCCGGGGAAACTGGTCAAAGAAGCCCGCCGCGAAGCCGGCCACGCCGAAGTCCGCGCCGGCAGCCGACAGCAAGCCCGCCAAGGCGTGCAACAGCTACACGGAGGCTTATGGGTACCTGGGCAAGTTGGTGACCACCTACCAGTACACCGACAGCAACGACGCGCTGGTGTTTGAGGTGGCCAGGATCGCGACCCCGGATGGTGGGAAGACCTTCCGCCAGCACCGGCCCGTGAAGCCGGACGGCGGGGCGACCTGCAATTTCCCGATCCGGCTGGATGTGCCCGCATCGATGCGCGACAACATCATCTTCCGGCAGCGGGAGACGGAGGAGGCCGTCCGGCGCGGCGAGACCATTTACATCGTCGAGGGCGAAAAGGATGTGCTCACGCTGGCCCGACTCGGCCGCGCGGCCACCACGAACGCCGGCGGCGGCGGCAAGGGCCAGTGGAAGGACGGGCACACCGCCCACCTGCGCGGGGCTGCGGAGATCGTGATCCTGCCGGACAACGATCCCACCGGCGAGGGCCACGGCAGCGAGGTATGGCAGGCCGTGTCCAAGGTCGCCAAGCGCGCCTACATCGTCAACCTTCGGGACGGCTGGCCGGAATGCCCGCCCAAGGGCGACTTCACCGACCTGGCGGAGGCCGTAGGGGACCAGGAAGCGCTCAGGATCCTGGACGAGTTGACCGAGGCCGCGCGGCGGGATTTGCGCACGCTGGCCCTCAAGGCCTACAACAGCATTCCCGGCTACAACATCGACCGGTGGCGCACCGTGCAGATCGACGCGGAGGGCAATCCGAAGCAGCTGTGCAATTTCGTGGCGCTGCCGGTGCGCGAGCTGACCGTGGACGACGGCGTGCGCGTGGAGATGCGCATGGAGATCGCCGGCTGGCGGATCGGCGGCGCGCCGTTTCCGTCGATCACGATCCCGGTCTCCGACTTCAAGTCGCTGGACTGGGCGCTGAACAACTGGGGCCTGGGCGCGAACATTATGCCGGGCAACGCCGTGCGCGATCGGCTGCGGTATGCGATCCAGGCCGCCGGCGAACAGGTGGTCCGCCGGGAAACCCTGTACGGCCACTTCGGCTGGCGCATGATCGATGGCCGCTGGTGCTACCTGCACCACGATGGCTGTATTGGCCACGATGGCATCCGCGCGGAGTACACCGACCGCCTGCGCAACTACGGCCTGGGCAACCAGCCCGCGGGCATGGACGAGGCCGAGGCGGCCTTTGCCAGCTTTCGCCTCACCGAGGCCATCGCCCCGGCGTGCAGCGTGCCGCTGCTGGGCGTCACCTACCTGGCGCCTCTGACCGAGTTCCTTACGCAGGCGGGGTGCCCGCCATCGTTCGCCACCATGCTGATCTCCACGCACGGCGCCGGTAAATCGACCATTGCGGCGCTGTTTTTATCGCATTACGGCCGGTTTAACTATCAGAGCCTGCCCTCAAATTTCCACAACACCGGCAACGCGATCCGGCAGCAGGCGTTTATCGCCAAGGATACCGTGCTGTGCGTGGACGACTACCACCCGGAGCAGTCGATTCAGGCGCGCAGGCAGATGCAGACGCTGGTGCAGACACTGGCCCGCGCCTTCGGCGATCACGCCGAACGCGCCCGACTGGACAGCAACATGAAATTACAGGCGGCCATGCCGCCCAGGTGCCTGGCCCTGATGACCGGCGAACAAGTGCCGGAGATCGGGCAGAGCGGCGTGGCGCGATTCTACGCGATTCGAATCGAGAAAGACACTTTTCCGCGTTCGCCCGATGGCGCAATGCTGATGCGGCAGGCCAGGGACGGCGCGCTGAGGATGGCCATGACGAGTTATATTAAATACCTGGCGACGATTGCCAGCGAGCTGCCCGCTCAGCTGGACGACATGTTCACGGATTACAAAGAGCGGGCGCACGACATGATCGCCGGCGATGCGACCAACGACCGCGCGGACGAGGCCGTGGCCCACATCATGATCGGGCTCACCATGATGACGCGATGGCTGGTGCGCCTGGGTCTGATGGACGATGCCGAAGCTGCCCGTCAGCTGGGCGAATGGTGGCCGGTCGTGGTGTCGAACAGCCGGCAGCAGGGCAGGGAAAGCAAGGCCGAGACGCCTACCAACATGTTTATGGAGGCGGTGTCCAACATGCTGCTTTCCGGCATGGCGCAGGTGGACGACCTGACCGCGGGCCCGGACCGCAAACAGCCCAAGGAACGCATCGGCTACTGTGACGCGAACAACTACTACCTGTTCCCGGTCGAAACCTATCGCCGGGTGGTCAAGTTTTACAACGAGCAGAACATCGTCTATCCGATCAACAAGGACACCCTCCTGCGCGCGCTGCGGGCCGAGGGCATTGTGGAGCAGTGGGACGTCCGGCAGGACGTGACCACCAAGCAAAAATTCATCGACGGGAAAAACCAGCGCGTGCTGTGGATTCCCCGCTGGAAACTGGATGGCGGCAAAAAGCCGGAACCGACCGGCGAGCAGATGAAGATGGACGGCTTCACCGAGGTGGAGGACGCTGGGAATCCGTTCACGGAGTG